TTCTTGTGATAACCAGTTTCTATACACACCTTTTGGTGCTATAATGAGCGCCGCATTTATACGACCTTTGTCATAAAGCATAGCCATATTATCAATAAGTACTTTGGACTTTCCGGTACCCATTTCCATAAAATAGCCATATTCATCTTTTTGCCATGATTTTTCTAAGGCAGTTAATTGATGCGCGTAAGGCTTTGTCTTAAACTTATAGTTCATATTTTTTTCTACTTTCTTTTCTTGACTTCTTATATAATAATTATTATATCTGTGTCAAGAAGTAAGAAATGAAAAATAAAATATTTGAGTTGTATAAACCTAATTCTCTTGAAGCTTTTTTAAAGTTTCATAAGGAAAATCCAATGGAGCGTTTTGTATATGTAATTCAACAACCAGCGCCTAACATAAATATATTAAGTGCGTCCGATTTTGGTTATCTTGTAATATGTTTGCCTAATAGAGATCAGGCAATTTATTCTACTGCACCTTATGTGCAAAAGATGACAAAAAATTTACGAGACATGCGCAAAGAAGATTATCTTCTTGCTGTGGGTGATCCAATAATAATTACCTTGTCTGGTATAATTGCCAATGACAACACCAATGGACAATTTAATATGTTGAAATGGGACAAACGAGAATATCGATATTACCCGTTAGACTTCGATATGTACCAGAAAGGAGAAAGAAATGACGGATGAAGTAAAAAATATGATGTTAGAAGATTCAAAAGATCTTCTAGATAATGTAGATGTAACTAACCTAGCTGACGAATGTCAAAAGTTAAAAGACTTAGAAGACATGATCAAGTCTGCAGAAAAGCACATACAAGATTTAAAGGCACAAGCTGATGATGTGGGTTCAAGAATTATTCCTGAACTATTGGCTGAGCAAGGTTTAACTTCTCTTAAACTTGCTGATGGATCAGCTGTGTCAGTTAAAAAAGAATTTAGGTGCACTCTTCCTAAAGATGAAGATAGAAGAGCAGCGGCCTATAAATGGCTTCGGGACAATAAGTTAGAGGATATTATTAAAAACAATATCTTTGTAACTTTTGGTCGTGGAGAAGATGACAAGGCGAAGCAATTGCTGGACCTTGCGGCAGAAAATGGGTTCGAGCCACAACAGAAATCTGATGTGCCTTGGAATACATTGACTGCCCTATTTAAGGAGCGTGTCGAGTCCGGGCTCGACATGCCTTCCGATGTCTTTAGTACATGGATTAAAGACAAAACTAAAATAACTCGGAAATAATGGAGGATGAGTAATGGCTAATAATATAATGGCTAAATTAAAAGATGGATCGGTTGCTTTATTTGGTGACGATCTCTCTAAAGGTTTTGAAAATATGACGCAAGATGATCTTGCGTTACCATTTGTCAGAATCTTAGGACAACTATCACCTCAGGTAACTCAAGGTGATTCAAAGTTTATAGAGAATGCCAAACCCGGCATGATTTATAATACTGTTACCAACGATTTATTCGATGGTAAAAAAGGTATCAAGGTTATTCCTTGCTACTACAAAAAAGATTATCCGGAATGGAATGATAGAGGGGAAGGTCCAGGTGCGCCTGCGGCAGTTCATCTACCAAACAGTCCGGTAATCAAGACAGGTAAGAGGGAAGGTTCTAAAATTAGATTACCTAACGGTAACTACTTGGAAGAAACTGCTTCTTATTATGTTTTAGTTGAAACAAAAACAGGAGCCTACACTCCTGCGTTGATTACAATGAAATCAACTCAACTAAATGTCAGTAAAAAATGGAATTCAATGATGAAAACCATACAAATACCTGACGGAAAAGGTGGATTTGCGATTCCACCTATGCATGGGGTTGTTTACAACCTAACATCTACACTACAAAAGAACGATAAAGGTTCTTGGTTTGGATGGGTTGTAACACAAGACAGAATCCTGGAACAAAAAGATAAATCTTTGTACTTAAGTGCAAAAGATTTTAAGGGAAATGTTTCCAAGGGCAACGTGCAAACAAAAGCAGATGTGGAAGAAAAATCTAGTACGGCAACACCGTATTAAATTTGCGAAGGGCCCGAAAGGGCCCTTTACATAGAAGGAAGAAAGGCGTATATGGAGACATTCAAAAAAATATTCAGTGGATTAACAATAGCATATGGACAATATCAAAAGGGTGACCGTAGTGCTAACGGAAAGCTTAAAGGAAAGGCTTTTATCGTTAGGAAAAACGTTACAGATGAATTATGGAAAAATCACCTTGCAGGTATCGCTCCTGCTTTGGGGATTATCCCTATTACAAAAGATAACAATTGTAAGTGGGGTTGCATTGACATCGACGTTTATAATCTTAAACATAGCGATCTTATTCAAACTATTAGGAAATTAAAACTTCCTCTCATCGTGTGCCGATCTAAATCCGGCGGTGCTCACATCTTTTTATTTACCACAGAATTTATCCCTGCATTATTAATGCAGAACACTTTAAAAAAAATATCAAAAACTTTAGGTTATGAAGGTTGTGAAATCTTTCCCAAACAAACAGAAATACTTGTGGAACGTGGGGACACAGGTAATTTTTTAAACTTACCCTACTTTAATGGAACCAAAGGACTGCGCTATGCTATCAACGATAATGGCTCCGCTGCTACACTTGAGGAATTTTATAAGCTCTATGATCTTTATGCTCTTCGAATGGAACAGGTGGAGAAAATTAAAATCGAAGAGAAAAAAATAGATGAAGCTTTTCCTCAGGGACCTCCTTGTCTCAATCAATTAGCCAAGGAGGGTTTTGGGGAAGGTGCTAGAAATAATGCATTATTTAATATTGCCGTTTATTATAAACAAGCCCACCCTGATTCCTGGGAAGATGAATTAGTAAAAGCAAATCAAACTCATATGAATCCTCCACTTAGTAATAGTGAGGTTCAACAATTAATTAAATCCGTAAGCAGAAAAGGTTATGACAAATACCGATGTAAAGATGCACCTATCAATGCTGTGTGTCAATCAAGATTATGTCGTACAAAAAAATTCGGTGTAGGTTATGGTGAAGAACAAATGCCGATGCTGGGTAACTTAACGAAGTACACGTCTAGTCCACCTCAATGGTTTTTAGATGTAGGTGAAGCGCGGATCGAATTAAAAACAGAACAACTTTATAGTTCACCTTTATTTGCATTGGCATGTTTAGATCAAGCTAATTTAGTAATACCTGTACCTAAACCTAAAGACTGGAAAGAATTATTTTTAAAGCCTTTAATGAATAACTTACAAGAAATTGAACCCTTAGAATCTTTAGATCCAATAAATGAATTAACTTCTTTACTACAAGACTGGACTACCAATCGACAAAATGCACGAACAATGGATGATATCTTTAATAAACTTCCATACACAGATGATAAAAGAGAATTTACTTATTTTAGAATGGAAGATTTTTATAATTTCTGTAAACGAAATCATTGGGAGATAGATAAAGTTAAAACGGGAAATTTATTAAAAAGATTAGAAGATATTTTTGTAGAAGAAGAAAGAATCAGAGTAAAAAATCAACAACCAAGACTGATTAAAATTAAAGCAATGAAAAAAATAGAAGCAAGTATTTCTAAAACTAAATATCAAGAAGAAGATTTTTAATGAAAACAATTATATTAGGACCCCCTGGCACAGGGAAAACTACAACTTTATTAAATTTAGTAGATCAATTTATTAAAGATGGAATACGCCCTAAACAAATCGGATATTTTTCTTTCACTAAAAAAGCTGCTAACGAAGCAGCAAATAGAGCTTCTGAAAAATTTGGTTTAGATATAGAAAATGATTTAGAAAATTTTAGAACTCTTCACTCTTTTGCATTTAGAAAATTAGGAATCACTAAAGAAAAAATGATGGGACCTGATGATTATAGAGAGTTCGGACTAAAATGTGGTATTCCTATTAAGACAGCTTCCTTTTCTAATGATGATGGAACTTTTAATTGTGATAATGAATATTTAACCATTATAAATACAGCACGTGTCAAACGTATGGACCTATTAGAATATTATGATTCCCGACAAAACATATTAGATATAGAAAGAAATACTTTATATCTACTCTCCGAAGAATTAAAAAAATTTAAAAAAGAAAAAGGATTAAAAGATTTTACAGATCTTTTAGAAGATTTTATTCTCACAGAAATTCATCCAAGTTTTGAAGTTTTATTTATAGATGAGGCACAAGACTTATCTCTTCTTCAATGGGATATGGTGCGTTGTATTTGGGCTAATGCAAAAAAAACTTACATTGCAGGCGATGATGACCAAGCTATTTTTAAATGGGCTGGCGCGGATGTAGATCATTTTATAGCTTTAAAAGAAGAAGTAGATGATATTAAAACTTTAGATCAATCATATAGAATACCTGGAGGACCTATCCATGAACTATCACAAAAAATAATAAATAAAGTAGAAAAAAGATTTAGTAAAATTTATAAACCCAGACCCGAAGAAGGAATTTTAAAAAGATATTCAGACATAACTCAGGTAGATATGTCAGAAGGTAATTGGTTAATCTTATCTTCAGCAAATCATTTTTTAGAAGATGCTAAAGATTTATGTGAAATTCAAGGATGGTATTATCAATATCGAGGCGCTAATTCAGTATCTTTAAGACTCTTACTGGCTTTAAATAATTGGGAAGCATGGCGAAAAGAAGCTTATTTAAATCATTTGGAAATCAGAAATATTTATGAATATCTTGGATCGAATGTATTACCTGGATTTAAAAAAGGTAAAACATTACATTCGGATGATAAATACACATTAAAACAATGCGAAGAAAAACACGGATTAATTACCAATGAGGTCTGGTTTAAAGCTTTTGAAGGACTAGATCCTATTACTGAAACCTATATAAGAAACATGAGAGCGAATGGAGAAAAAATAAATAAAAATCCAAGAATAATAATGTCAACTATTCATGGTGCGAAAGGAGGTGAAGCGGATAAAGTTTTATTAATGCAGGATTTAACTAATGCAGCTTTAGAAACTTTTAGTCATGATCCCGATGAATTACACAGACTATTTTACACTGGAGCAACAAGAGCAAAAAAAGAATTACATGTATTAGATCCTAAAAATTTTGATAGAGCTTATATATTATGAAAAAATTATACCAAAAATTAAAAAAGAAAGGGGTCATAAATAATAAAATAACTCTAGGAGAATTACATGTTTATGCAAAACAAATTGGAGGATCTCATTATCAGAAATTTAAAATTCAGCCAAGTAAATTTGTAGTCGAGAATAAATTGCTTTTTCCGGAAGGGTCCGCTATAAAATATATATGCCGTCATCCACATAAAGGAAAGAAGCAAGATTTATTAAAAGCTATTCATTTTATTGAGATGATAATTGAAAGGGATTATAAGTGAGAACGATTCAACAACCTTTATTCACTCCCGAAACTGAGTGGGTAATACCAGAAGAATTAAAAAATTTAAAAGGTGCCAAAGAAATTGCAATTGATTTGGAAACGAATGATCCACATCTAATTGAGTTGGGTTCAGGAAATGTAACAGGAAAAGGGCATATTGCGGGCATTGCGGTGGCCGTAGAAGGGTGGTCAGGCTATTTTCCGATACATCATGAGCAGGGTGGTAATATGGATAAAAAATTAGTTTTAGAGTGGCTCCAGGAAATTTGTAATCAAGAATACACAACATTTATTTTTCACAATGCTATGTATGATGTCTGTTGGTTAAGAAATGCAGGTATAAATATTAAAGGTAAAATTGTAGACACCATGATTGCTGCAAGTTTAATTGATGAAAATAGATTGTCTTATCAATTAAATGTTTTAGCAAAACATTATGTAGGATTGGGTAAAGATGAAAAAGTTCTTTACAATGCTGCAAAAGAATATGGAGTAGATCCTAAAAAAGATTTATGGAGATTACCCCCGATGTTTGTAGGTCAATATGCAGAAAGAGATGCTGAGGTAACTTTAAAACTTTGGCAAAGACTTCATAGAGAATTACACGATCAAGAATTAATAGATATTTTTAGATTAGAAACACAATTATTTCCTTGTCTGATTGAAATGAGATTTAAAGGTGTAAGAGTTGATTTGGAAAAAGCTCACAAAATTAAAAAAAATCTAATGGAGCGAGAACAAAAAATACTCAATAAAATCAAGGAGTTAACAGGTCTTGAGGTAGAAATTATGGCGGCGCGCTCTATCGCAAAAGCGTTTGACAAATTAAAATTACCTTATGACCGAACTGCAAAATCAAATGAACCAAGTTTTACAAAAAACTTTTTACAAAATCATCCTCATGAACTCGCTCAATCAATTGCAGATGCAAGAGAAATAAATAAAGCCCATACAACTTTTATAGATTCAATAACTAAACATGCACACAACGGAAGAATACACGCCGACATAAATCAAATTAGATCAGATCAAGGAGGAACAGTAACAGGAAGATTCTCAATGAGTAATCCAAACTTACAACAAATTCCTGCAAGACATCCAGAATTAGGTCCACTGATTCGATCTATATTTATTCCTGAAAAAAATTGTAAATGGGGATCATTTGACTACTCACAACAAGAACCGAGAATTTTAGTACATTATGCAAAACTGCAAAATTTACCTGGAGTTCATGAAATTGCAGACGCATACAAAGCCGGAGACGCCGATTTCCATAAGGTCGTGGCTGATATGGCAGGCATAAAACGAAAGCAAGCCAAGACGATTAATTTAGGGCTAATGTATGGAATGGGTAAAAATAAATTAATGGCTGAACTAGGATTAATGAAAGAGTCAGCAGAAAAATTAATCAGACAATATCATTCCCGAGCACCATTTGTAAAACAATTGATGGATAATGTTTCTCGTAAAGCAAATGATCGAGGAAAAATTAGAACTTTATTAGGAAGAGCATGTCATTTTGATTTATGGCAACCCGTTCAATTTGGAGTCTTTAAACCATTACCTCTTGAAGAAGCAAGAAAAAATTATGATGAACCTTTAAAACGTGCATTTACATACAAAGCTTTAAATAAATTAATTCAAGGATCTGCTGCAGATATGACTAAAAAAAGTATGGTAGCTCTCTATAAAAAGGGTATAATACCTCACATTCAGATTCATGATGAAGTAGATATTTCTGTAGAATCTGATAAGAAGGCGGAACAAATAGTACAAATTATGGAAGAAGCTGTTGTACTACAGATTCCAAATAAGGTAGACTATGAATCAGGTGCTAATTGGGGAGATATTAAATAGGAGGAAACTACTATGGAAAATATTATAAATCAGGCTAAACATCTCTGGACTGACCATAAAAAACTGGTTATCGGAGTAGCAATTATTATTGTAATTGCAGTCATAGCAATATAATCTAAAAAAAAATAAAATGAGTAAAAGGTGACACCATAGGTGTCACTATATAATTAATGAGTAAATGTAAAAATTGTTTTTGTGATTGTCATTGTAATGTAAAAGAACATTCCGATGATAATGGAGTATGTGCCTGTACGCAATGTGCATGTATATCTACAGCCCTTAATAACGATGAATGTGAATCATGCCAATAATGGATAAAATAAATGGACTACAAAACATTAAAACTTCGAAGATTACGTCGCCGAAGATTGGCAATATATCAAAGAAGACACAGATATTTTACAATAGGATTATTCATAGTTATGTTTTTATTATTGATATTATTAGCGGGGCCTAAGTAATGAGTATGAATTATGTCAATAGATAAAACAAAATGTTGTAAGATACATACTGAAGAAAAAGAAAAATCTGGAGAATGCTGTCAGTTAGAACAACAAGAAGATGCATTCACATTAACTTTTGAAAATGAAATAAATGCTTCTAAAGAAAAGGATAAACATGAATAAACTATTTCTAGTGCTTGCACTGTTATTTGCCCTGAGCGCCTGCTCGGTAGGCAAAAAATGTACCTATACACAAGAAGGAACTAAAATATCTTCTTGGATTTGGTTTACAAAAGATATGCCAGCGGACTTAGACAAAAACAATTGTAATTAGGAG